CATGAACCATTGGATTTTCAAAATAACGCGAATAATTAGGATTTATCTTGAGAAACAATCGCTTGGTGTCTTCATCGACAACGACAGGCGTACTCAAGGTTATTTCATTTTGATTAAAGAAAGTGTCAGAGCTAACTGTCAAAACAGCTGCATTAGCTCCGGTAGTCCAATTACCACCTGATAATCCGCTCCAATTAAAAAGCATTTGAGCCTGAATTCGGGCAGCAGCTATCACCCACCAACCAGCCCATTGTCCAGAAGTATCCACAACAGTAGGCGTATCAGACTTGGTAGAACCTTGCCTCAAAACGAGAGCGCCAGATGTACCAATGCTATTCAGCCAATAGTTCAACGATACAGAACTAGAAGGCAAAGCTTGAAACAAAACCACATAAACATTAGGTTCTAAAAACTGTATTGTATTATTTCCAACGGACATATCAACACTAGCATTAGAACCACCATACGTGGTATAATCTTTCCCATCAGGAACAGGTGGAGCATTAAGCATTTGACCGGCATCTGTAACATCATAATTCATATGTTGAAACATATCAGACGTGCCAGTATTAAATGAAGATGTATTCTTCATACCGGAACCATAACCAGCCGTAATAGAAGCTAAACGCGTAGGAATAAAGAAATCAATATCATATTCAATAAACATTTTTCCAATGTTAGCTGTAGCAGGAACATTATCAACAATAAAAACGACAGAACCAAAATCATAAAGCAAAAGTGAACCCGACAACGTCGAGGCTCTAACAAAAAGATTTTTCATAAACTTCTGTCCAGAAAATTCAATAACACCTTTTTGCCAAATAGGAATATTAACAGCGTTCTTCATATCAAGAGCTTGTCGAACCGACGTAGGCGCTTGATCATCTGCGTTATACAAAGGAACCATAATCATGGCACCAGGAGTGGCGCTCGAACAATTAGGCTCCCAACGATAGCGTAGTCGACGAAACTTATATTCCTTAAAAGCAACAGCAATCTGGGACAACCACGGAAACCCGTTATCCAACCCAGGTTGGTTAGCATACTGAAAAAGGTCATAAGTAAGCCCAGTGCTAGTGAAAACTTGGAGCAATTCGCTATGACGAATTCGATACCCCTTTCCCTTTCCAACTTTCGGGCCTCGCTGCCGGAAAGAAGCGGCTTTAGCCACAGGGGCCGAAACACGACCTGTGACAACCAAACCTGCTTGAGCTTGCTTGAATTGTTTCCTGCCAATTCTTTTAAACCTACGCAACTGATTTCTCTTCCGCTTCGCAGCAGAACTCAAAACTTTTACAACAGCCATTTGCCTAACAGCTGCTTTCTTCTTCTCTCCTTTCCTTCGGTTAGGCATCGCCTAACAGTTGATCAACAACGTCTCTTTGTCGCTCTGAAAGATTATTTAAACAGGAATAGCCAACATTACCCGCGGAACCTGTTTCAATACAAGTGTACATATACACTAGTTCCTTATCTGTCTTATAAACAGAAACGACATCCTCATAAGAAAATTGATCTGTATCTTTATGAGTACAAGGAGAAGTTAGCTGAACTAGATAATTCTTATGAAGCCAATCTATATACAATTGCAGCATCTGTCTAACAGGCTTACAACACCAAGATGTAATCCGCAAAGCATTCGCTTTTAAAAGAGACAATCGAGCTGCAACTGCTTCATTATCATGGTCTTTACCGATAGGTAGTGATTTATATAGCATTGAACTAATAACTTTATCTGCATCAGGGATGGGAAAATACAAACTGCATTGTTCCTCGAATCCATGAGACAAAAATTTTAAATCACTAAGCTTACCAGATTTGGTAGCTTCTGGTTTCATTATAGTACCAAGATCGTTGAAAACTCCAGCGACACGATTAATATTAAAGAAACCAACACAACTATCGGAAACTGTCCATAATGAATCATCACCACAAAGTGCACAACTAACATTAGAATGAAAAGTAAGATAATCAGGAGTGCCTCCTAATTTGAGC